ATCGTCCAGTTTTTAGTAGGTTCGGCGAGAGGAAGCTGGCTTCTAAGACCCGTGCCACCACAGCAAATATTTGTTGCTACCCGATATGCAACTGAAATAAGATCGGGTTCAAATTGGCGAGAGGGTGGTTCGATGAAGTTCCCGTTTGGATCTTTGATGTATTATGTGTCCCCGGTGAATGGAGCAAAAACACTTTGCCTATACATTCGAGACGATCATGGAAAGGCTGTTGTATTCTTTGAGCACGCAGAATGGGCAGCTCGGGTTGGGTACAATCAGCTTGAAAAAATAATGTGTGCCTAAACTTCATAAGTGGCGGAATTGACCCCAGTAGGTGCGGGGAGCAGTCTTGAAAACTGTTGGTCGCGATGAGCGGCTTGTGGGTTCGAGTCCTACTTCCGCCGCCAACGGGATGTGTTGATATTTACTGCTTTCTAACGACCCCAAGACAAACGGTACGAAAGCGGCGCGGTTCCAGCGATAGGGGACGGTGGACTTTGCTACGCTGTCCTGTGCAATGCCGATAAACAAAAATGCGTAGCGCTATGGGATGATAGCTCAGTTGGAAGAGCGGCAGGTTGAAGCCCTGCGCGTCGGAGGTTCGATTCCTTCTTATCCCACCAGTCCGTAAGGATACTACCTATGATGACGTGTGACGGCTCTGACACGTCGGTAAAATAAAAAATTGGCCGTGTGCAGGTAGATTGGGGTCGCTCCCTCCGGTGAAAGTCCGGCGCAGGCAAAACGCGATAGACCAACCTGAACGCTGTAAGCAAAGCGGCAAGCCGATCAGGAGCGCGGCGGGCTGGCATACCCCAACGGGACTTCGTGAACCTGAGAAAGTATGCCCCTCTAAAGGTAGTCAGCAACGGAGGATAAATAAGTGTAGTAACCGTGCGAATCGGAATTATTGCCTGATTGAATATAACATATGCGCCTGTAGCTCAGTTGGGAGAGCAGCGCACTTTTAATGCGTGGGTCGGGGGTTCAAATCCCTTCAGGCGCACCAGAAAAAATTATAACGATTGAGAAAACCTCGGGGTCTTTGGACTTCCGAGGTTTTGTCATATAGAAAGGAGGTCGCGGACATGGCGGCAAAGAAACAGCTGATGAAACCGGCTACGCAAAAGGTAGTGAAAGATGCGAAGCCTACCGAAGTTGAGCCGCGTGTAATCAGCGATGAAGAATATCGCTGTACCTGCTGCGGCCACAAGTACAAAAAACAGGAGACTAATTTTGGCCGTTCAAAGTCCCCTATTTATAAGGGCAACAACGGCTTTGTCTCTATCTGTAAGAACTGCGTTGCAGAGCTTTACGAACAGTACGTAAAGTTCTATGACGGAGACGAAGATGCGGCGGCAGAGCGGATTTGCCAAATCACGGATATGTACTTTGATTTGGACATCTGGGCGTCGTCACGAAAGATCAGTGAGAGCCGCAATGGAAAGAGCCGCAATCGGATCAGTACCTATATTTCCAGACTGAATTTGAGCCAGGTAGACGGAGCAACGACCTACTCTGATACATTGGTGCGGCGCTGGGAAGCCAATGTGGAAAACGCACCTACGGTGGAGGATGTAGCAAAAAATGACGACATCCAGACGCCCGAGGAGGTTGTGCGCCGGTTTGGTGTCGGTTTTGATGCTGGCGACTACGATTCTATGCAGTACGAGTATCAGGATTGGGTAAAGCGATACGGCGAGCCGATGGATAAGCGGCAGGAGGAACTGTACGTTTCGATCTGCTTTATGAAGCTCAATCTGCGGAAGCTGCTTCAGAAGGGAGATTCCAACATTGGTACGGCTGCGAATAGCTACAAGTCGCAGATTGACGCAGCTACTACTGAGATTGAAGACCGGAAGAAAAAGGCTGAGGCTGAAAAGCAGCTGAGTCCTTTGGGAGAAATGATTCGAGACATCGAGGAGTTTTGTCCGGCTGAATATTACAAGGACAAGAAGCTGTATGCGGACTTCGATCATTTGAAGGAGTATATTGAGCGGTTCATGACCAGACCTCTTCGCAATCTATTGACCGGCTCTAAGGAACTGGACAAGGAATTTAGCCTGTCTGATTCGGAGGAGTGAGTTATGGATTACGAAGCGTTGATGGATGAGCGGCAAAAACACGTCCATGAACATTTTTCACCCAATAGCAAATTGAACGACCCTGAGTTTGTCAAAAAGCTATTGGATTGGATAACGTTTTGGCGAAGGAACCCCAGCCGCTTTGTGCAGCGGTATTTCGGAATTACTCTGTATCTCTATCAGCACATCATTTTGTACCTGATGGATATTTTTCCGAGTATCTGCATTGTGGCCGCTCGTAGTGCGGCAAAGTCATTTATCATTGCGGTCTATGCCTGTAAAGAAGCAATTTTGCGGCCTGGATCATTGATCGTCGTAGCTTCGGCAACAAAAAAGCAGGCGAGATTGATCGTATCAGAAAAAATCGCCAAAGAGATTTTGCCAAGATCTCCGTTGCTTCAACAGGAGATTAAGACCATCAAGGACAACCAGAACGATATCGAAGTGAAGTTTAATAACGGAAGCTCTATTGTTGTACTGGTTGCTAATGAGAATGTGCGTGGATACCGTGCTACGGTCTTCATTTATGAAGAGTTCCGTATGATTGTGAAAAGCATTATCGACACGGTTCTTTCTCCTACGCTGTTCCAGCGGCAGATTCCGTTCAGAATCAAGTACCCCGACGAGTACAAAGAACTGAAAGAGGAACCGAAAGAAATCTATATCAGCTCTGCATGGTACAAATCTCACTGGATGTGGGACTACATGAAGCTCGTGACCCGCGATATGTTGGGCAAGGGCAAATCTGTTCTGATCGGTATGGATTACAGCATTGCTTTGAAGCACGAGATTAAAACACGTGACTTCTTGGTGAAGGAGCGAAAGAAGCTGGATAGGGTTGCCTGGACGATTGAGTATGAAAATCAGATGGTGGCCGAGAACGCCCATGCTTACTTCACCTACGATATGCTGAACAAGAACCGTGTGTTGAAACGTCCGTTTTATCCCAGAAAGAACGAAGACGTGCTGTCAAAGATCAAGGCAAAGCACACAATCCCCAAACAGGCAGGAGAAATCCGTATTGTCGCGTGCGATATTGCCCCGGAGGGCGGTACTGGCAACGATAACTCGGTATTTACCTGCATTCGTGCTCTCCCTGAGAGCAAGGAGTATAAGGTTTCAGATACCAGCGGCGATCATATTGAGGTCAAGCAGGGATATCGCCGGCAGGTAGTCTATATGGAGCCGCAGGCAGAATTTGAAACGACAAAACAAGCCATTCGCATTAAGCAGCTGTTCGCTGACTTTGAGGCGGATTATTGCGTTTTGGATACACGAAACGCGGGTGTCGCTATTTACGACGCTTTGGCTAAAGTGCTTTATGACGTAGATCGGAATGTGGAATACGAACCTTGGACGTGCATGAACGATGATAAGCTGAAAGCTCGTATCGTAATTGCAGGCCAGAAAGAGGTAGTTTTCTCGGTTAAGGCGTCTTTGGAACTGAACAGCAAAATTGCTGTTTCTATGCGGGATAGTTTGAACAACCGAATGATCGAACTTATGGTAAGCAACCAGGAGGGCGTTGAAGAATTGCAGCGCTTGTATCCTGAGTATGCCTCTGCTGATGTAGATACCCAACTTTTCTATGAGCGTCCTTTCCTTGAGACGGTGGCGTTGATCAATGAGATGATTGGGTTGGAGTATACTGTGCAGAACCAGACCAACCTCATTAAGATTGAGGAACGTCCGGGTGCGCGGAAAGACCGGTACACATCGGTATCCTATGGCAACTATTTCGTTTCACTTTTGGAAGCGGATCTTTTCTCGGATAGCTCCGGGTATGAATACGTAACACTTTGTAATTAAAGGAGGTGAAGACAAGTGGCAGGAAGATCATTCTTTGGTCGGATTATGGGCCGAGATCAATCTGAAATGCAGGCCGCAGTACCTGTGTCGCAAGTAAACAGTGCGCCGCAGGACAACAAGACCTATGAGTTTAACACACGTTTGGGTTCGTCCTATTTGAACGTGGTCAACTACGGTACGAAATGTACTGCTCCGTATTCCACGGAAGAAATCGCGCGAATGGCGAGAGATCCCATGCAGTATATCTCTGAGTTGCGTCAATGGGCGAAGTGGGCGTATTACTCAAACGGCACGGTGACGACAGCTATTGATAGCCTGGTTAGTCTTCACTCCCTTGATTATGTGGTGGTTGTCAAGCCAAAGAAAGCAGGAGGTTCCCGTAAAGGGTATCGTGCCAGCATGGACAAGATGACAAGCGTGCTCCGGTCGATGCGCTACAAGGAGGTTATTCGTGACGGTCTGTTCCACGATGCCAATGAAGGTATGTACGTGGGATACATGGAGACGAGAACAGTACCCGTAGACGATCGGCTTGCGCTGACTGATCGTGATATTCAGGGCATTACCGAGATTAACTCAGCCGGCATCAACTGCGTTGTTATTTCTTTGCCGGTAGAATATACAAGAATCATTGGCCGCAGGAACAACTGCTACGAAGTAGCGTTTGACCTGCGGTATTTTAGCGCCATGACAGAGAAAGATCGCAAGCGTAAGCTGCAAGGGTTCCCTCGTCAGATTCAAGAAGGATGGCGCAGATATTCCAATGGAGAGTTCCCGGATGGTGCGTGCTGGCAGAGACTGGACTGGCGCAAGACGATTGTAACCAAGATTAAGAGCGGGCAGAACGATCCGTACGGTGTGCCTTTTGCGGTAGCTGCGTTGGACGATATCGACTACGCCAAATACTTCATTAACACGAAGCGGCGTGTGTTGGATACGGTCAATAATCAGATCTACTATGAAACTTTCCCCGAGGGAAAGGACAAGGGTACGTCTGCTCTGTCTCAGCAACAGCAAGAGAACCAGCATAACACAGTCAAACAAGCGCTGACGCAACGCAGCAACACAAACGGTGTATCATTCTTCTCTTTGGCCTCTGGCACGAAGATGGATCGGCTTCCGGTCGATCTCTCCCTTTTGAATGAGGAAAACGAAAATGCCATCAAAGAGGACGTGAATGAGGACATTGGTGTGGCCGCTGCTGCTCTGAGCGGCAGTTCTACGGGTAACTACGCCACGGCCACACTGAATATGGAAATCGTTGCGAATAACGTATTCACGTGGATTGAGGCTTTGGTGGAAGAGCTGAATAAGTGCTTGAATTACAACGTGATCAGGGACGGCAGCTACCGGGTGGAGTTCCGGGTGCTTCCCATTACTTTTGTCAATCGAGAAAAACAGGTGAAGTTTTTCTCTGACCTGTATGCCCGTGGAAAGGGCAGCTTGATGGCATGGATTGCCTCTACAGGGTTTGACGTGGATGACTACCTCTCCCTTATGGATCTTGAGTTGGATGAAGACTTTGAGAACAAGTACCCTGTGCATAAGACCTCGTTCACTGTTACCGGTAAGGATGCGCCTGACGGTGATGTGGACAAGAGCACCGGTGGCGATCCTCCGGTCAATCCAAGCACAGAGTCTACAAAGGCTAACAATGCCAACGCAAGCCCCTCTCCGTCAGGATAAGGAGGTGAGAGTATGTCTGAGAGAGCTTTTGCCCCTATCTATGAGATCTCCAGTGAAAATAAGATTGCCGGCAGACGACCTATCAAGGTCGTATTGCATGAGATCTTCCCTGATAACACTCGTTGGCAGGAAAACGGAATCTCATGGAAAGAGGAATATGTTCAAGCTAACCTCCACTCCGTTGTCGGAATGTCGATTGTAGCGGAATTTTTGACCGAAGATCGGGATGTTCCATACAACCACGGTATGACGGACGTGCGGGAGGAGGATAAGCTGCCTTTGTTTGAAGACGCCACTATGGTTGGACACTTCGACAAGGCGTATGTGGATGACGTAGAAATCGGAGGCGTTACTAAACGCTGCTTGGTAGCAGAAGGAACGCTGGATGAAATGCGTTATCCCAAGTTTGTTGCTTGGCTCCGCGAAAATATGGCGGACTCTGTTGTTAAGGGTTCCGTGGAAATTGTGGGTAAGCCCGAGCACGATGGATACATTATTTACTCCGGCGGTTGGAAAGAGGAAGGTCGTGTCCCGCAGTATTACGATTACAGCGGATATGCGATTCTCAGTGTTAAACCGGCTGATGAAGCCGCCATCGTAATGGAGCTAAATAATAAAAAACTGGACAAGGAGGATGGAACAATGGACGAGAAGACCAAGAACGAGTTGATGGCGGCTGTGACTGGTGCTGTCTCTGAGGTCAACTCCAAGTGGGAGGAGTATTGGGCCAAAGTTGACACACTTCTGGCTGAGATTAGCCAGCTGAAAGCCGACATCGCACAGAAGGAAGCTGATATCAAGCAGCTTCAGGCGGATTACGACAAGGAAGCCGCCGCGAAGGAAGCGGCCGAAGCAGGACTGACTGAGGCTAACGCCGCGAAGGAAGCGGCAGAGGCCAGCCTCGTTGAGGCTAATGCCAAAATTACCGAAATGCAGAACGCCGCTGCCGTGGCAGAGCTGAACGCTGTACTGGCTCCCTATACCGAGGAGCAGCGTGCAGTTGCCAAGGAAGATATCGACGCTTTCAACGCCAATCCCGGCAGCGTAGAAATCAACTGCATCGTTGGCAAGATCTGCACCGCTATGGTACAGGCGGCTCGTGAGAGTCAGATCGCAGAAACCAATGCCGCCAGCCAGATTGACGTATTTGGCATGACGGATGACGCCGGCAAGAAGGAGAACACCGACTCCGCCGACGTGGACGTATTTTAAGAAAGGGATGAAAGACAATGAAGGCTAAGACGATTGGTTACTACAAGAACGTGCAGAACGTTGGCGACGTTAATGCCGCCGCCGATCTGAAGGTCGGCATGGGTGTGGTGCTGAATCGCGCCGCTCGTACTGCCAACCTGCCCGCCTCTGAGGAGGAGGCTAAGGCTTGCTTCCGCATCGTGAGCAATATCAACGACAAGCCTGAAATGCGTAATTTCGAGGAGACGTTGACGGTCAAGGCCGGCGAGAAGGTACGCGCCGACGACCTGACCACTGTGGCAAATCTGGAGATGGAGTTTGCCAGCTATGAGATCAGCACCGACTATGCCGGCATCTCCGTTGGCGATAAGCTGGTCTTTGGTACGGATGGCCTGCTCGCTAAGAGCACCGACGTAACCGGTTACAAGGTGTACTTCGAGGTTACGAAGAAGACCGCATACATGGGCAAGGGCGTCCTCGTCGTTGTCCGCGTGCAGTGAGAAGAGAAAGAGAGGGATAAACGATGAGCACGATTTATGAAATCAACATGAGCAACGCTCAGGCTGATGTGAATACTGGTCGTGTCAAGCAGAACTCCAAGATCGTGGAGGTATTTTCTGCTCTGAGCGCCGGTAAGCGACCCGAGGTTGACGACAAGACTCTGGACAAGAGCGTTGCAACCATCAAAGAGCTGTCCAGCAAGGCTATCGACGGCGATAACGCCGCCCGTAGCGAAATCAACTCCATCATCCGGTTCTCTATTGAGCCGAAGCTGTTGGAGGTTGTTCGCCTGTTCGACTTCATGGGCACATATCGCCGGATCGGTTACAACGAGGCTCCCATGATGAAGACCTACGGATACGAGAGCATCGATTCTCGATTCCAGGCATCCAGCAGCGACGTACCCTTCGCCGCTGTGAATTGGCGTGAGTATCCGATCGGCACCCAGACCATCTCTGCCGGTTTTGCTGTTGACTACCGCGAGCTTCAGAACGGTAACTTCGACGGCAATATCCGTGAGGGTATGAACCAGGTGCAGATTGATATGCAGAACAAGATGACTTACTACGTCATGACCGTTCTGTACAACGCCCTGAAAAACGCCAAGGGTGTGAAGCACTTCGCTGAGGACAACGGCATCACCAAGACCGCCGTTGACAATATGCTCAAGTCCATGCGTCGCTATGGTAAGGTCAACATTGCCGGCGATTACAGCGTAGTGTCCCAGTTCAACGACTTTGCTGGCTTCAAGCGGTTCTCCGCCGACGAGATCCGCTACGCCAACAACATTGTTGCCGAGGAGATCCGCCAGACTGGTCTGGTATCAAACCGCATATATCCAGTGCGCTACGCACACGTTTCTGCGTGGTACCAACTTTGAGAACAAAGTGGTAATCATCGACGAGGCGCAGAACTATTACTTTGACGAGTTGAAGAAGGTTCTGACTCGTTTGCATGACAGTTGCAAAATCATCGTAATCGGTCATGAGGGACAGAATGATTTGTTCGATCACCCGGAGCGCTCCGGTTTTGTTCCCTATCTGAACTGGTTTGCAGGTGATGATCGGACGGCGGTGTGCCGACTGGTAGAAAATCATCGCGGCTGGATCAGCCAACACGCCGACGAACTGACGTTCCGTGCGGCAATGAATCTTGTGGAGGATCAATAAAATGAAGAAAATCGCTGTAAATACGGTGAAAGCCTTTCTGAAAGAGAACAAGAAGGAAGATGCTTACACCCAGGCGTTTACTGTGGGGGACAGCTCTTTTGAGGTGTCATTCCATACAGCTCTGACTATCGCAGAGAAGAGCACCTTTCTGAATCGTGTGGTTTCTGGATGTTTCGATGCGACGGGCAAGTTCCGCCCTGAGTATGTCTCGCCTATGCTGCGAGCTACTATTCTCCAGATGTGTACCAATATCCCGGCCATGACGCTCAAAAACGAGACAGATGAAGTGGGTGTTCCCGCTCTGGATGTGGATGCCATGAATGAGCTGTATCTGGCTATGGACTTGGATCACGTCCAGAACGCCGGATATCAGGATATGCTGAATGAGATGGTTCCCCTGTGCGGGCAGGCTATCGACTGGAAAAAGAGCAGTATTCTTGCCGATCATGGTACGGATACAGCTCTCCGCGATCTGCTGGAGGGATTGGCCGATAAGGTGAAGGATATCGACACGGAGTCGCTCATGCAGTATGCCGGTATCCTTTCCGAAGGTACCAAAGGACTGGGTGAAGGTGGAATCCTGCAAGGTCTGCTGAACTCAAGAAAGGCGTAAGCAACAAAGAAAATTATTGAGTGGGAGGTGGCGGCATGAACATTCGGGAAGCGCTTGAAAAGGCAAACAAGCAGCTTATGGCAAAAATCGACGACGCAATGACAAAAGAAGTCTTTGAGGAAGTCCAGGATGAAGAAGCTACCACCATCTACTCTGAGGTGTACAAGGTCTATACCCCTCGGATGTACCGTCGCCGTGGAGAATACGGCGGATTGGGAGATCCCTACAACATTGAAATCCGAGGCGGAGCAGCAAAGGGCGGTGTGATGGTCGTGGTCAATATGACTGAACCGAATCCGGGTGGCTGTATGAACGACGATCAGGTAACGACTGGTAAAAATCTACCTGAGCTGGTGGAATTTGGAGACGGTTATAAATTCTATCACTATGATTTTCCCAGCCGTAGGCGCTATATGGAGCCTCGTCCTTTTACTGCAAAAACCATTGAGCACCTGAAAGAAAGCCGCGCTCATGTAAATGCTTTGAAAGCTGGACTGAGACGACAGGGGATCAATGTGAAATGAAATTTAACAGAAAAAGGTGGTGAGAGATGTGGACGAAGATCTGAAAATTGTATTGACCAGTGAGCTGGAGGCTGATGAAGAGGCTTCCGCACAACGTATTTCTGCGCAACTTCCCAACATTGCAAAGCTGATCAATTCCAAAAGCAGCATCAAGGTTGGTGTAACTCTGGACGAAGCTGGTATTCAGTCTCAAACTCAGCGGATTACTCAGCAAATCGCCAGAGCAACAAAATCCAAAAGCGTTGGTGTTTCTTTGAGCTTGGATCAAAGCTCTGTCAACAAGATTAAGACTGAGCTTAATAATTTGAAGGTCAGCCCCGACATCTCTCGTGCCATGACTGATCAACTGGATCAAATGGGTAGCGACATACTCTTCGACATCTTTCTTAGAGCTGCTACCTGACTTTGTATCGCTCTTGAAACTCTTCAAAGGCGCATTTTTCAACGCCTGCAAAGCCGCGATTTGTCCATCAATCTGGCTGATCGCGTCTTGGTACTTGGAAACATCCAGTTCAATCTGGGAAATAAAGTCCTCCAGATTGCTTTCCTTGGCGGTGTAGGAATATTCTGTTCCCTTAAAGCTACCGCTTGTCAGGTTCAGCTTAATGCCACTACCGCCAGTACCACCACCAGACCCACCTTGTACGTCAGCCGATCCAGCTGCTGTACCGCTTGCAACACCAGCAATAGCCTTAGCCGTCTGGTGTGCCTGCTTTGCGACAGAAGCAAGATCCGTCTTTACGTTGGTCAGGTTGTTGTACATCGTCTGCGCCAGATCATAGGCAGCTTGATTAAAGTTGCCATTTACATCCGTGCAGACCTCAGCCGCTACCCGGTTGAACTCTTCCACGTTCTGAGCCATAGCAGCAGCCGCCAGCTTAAACGCAGTCGCCTCATCAACGCCAGCATCAATCAGAGCTTGAGCAACAGCGTTACCGGCGTTGATCCGATACTCTGCCAGCTCTTTTGAGATGTCTCCCTCACCCTCAGCAACCGCTTTGGCAAGGTCAAGCTGCGTCTGAGCTGCTTCCATCTTGGCCTGCAAGACTGCCTTTTCAGCTTCCAGCTGGGCAATTTGCCCATCAATCTGAGCATCCAATTCAGCCTTTTTGCCTTGAATGAAAGAGTTTACTACGCCCTCGTTAAGGATAATCTGACCATCAGCCGCTACTTGGGCATTGTTCATGATCTCAGGATAGACCTTGGCGAACTCCAAAGCCTTATCCAATGACATGGTAAACCCGTTGGCTACCCCAGCCTGCAAATCTGCAAGCGTCCGGAAAGAATCAGAGATAGTATCAATGGTAGTTGCAACATTCGAGAAGTTTTGCAAGGCAGAAGTATATGCGTCCAGATCACCGGTGATTGAACCGTACAAACTGCTGTAGATCGCCAACTTGCCCTGGTTTTCAGCAATCGCCTCGTTGTTTTTCTTGATTTCCTCTGTGGCGTTGCCGATCATGCCCGACCACAGGCCACCATCATTGCCAAGGTTACGCTGCTCCTCGTAATACTTAATGCTCTCTTGCAGGGCGGCGTTACGCTCTTGAAGCGAGTCGATCTCCTTTTGGATCTCGTCCATCTCGCCCTGCATTTTAGCATTAGCGTTTTCTTTCCATGCCGCTGTGTTGAGCTTTACGACGCCGTTCTCCTCGTAGAGGTAGTCCAGATATTTTTCCTCAGCGCCGGCAAGAGACTCAATAGTTTCAGCAGACAATCCGCCGCCACCGGCCATATCACTTTCGGCAGACGCCAAAGCATCATACGAAGACTGCAACCCCGAAATAACATCGGTCAGTTTTTCCAGCTGTGCGATATATACAGAAGTGCCACCGTTGTTTGTGGCCTGTTGCATTGCTCCACTGAACTCCGGGAAGATATCGTTGGCAAGTTCCAAAAGAATCTTCTTATATGCCTCAGAATACTCCGTGCTATCCTTGATCCCCTGGATATATCCGTCGAAAGCATCCTGAGTATTGATATCAGTAGTTTTCAGCGTCTCTCCAAGGTCAATGACCGCCTCATTTTTGAGGAAGTTCTCTTGAGCGGAGTTATAATCGTCTACGAGTCCCTGATAAAACTCAATCTGCTGCTGAACGTTGTTGAGGACATCTTGGGATGAGTCCCCAAGCCAGCTATCAGCCATGCTTTGCCAGCTATCGTCACTCAAAAGTACGTGCTGGAGTTCTTTGTACATTGCCAGGACTTCTTCTGCGTTCTTTCCTGCCAGTGCATAGCTAATACTGATTTGCCCGTTGACATTTTCCCACGCATCATTAACATAACCGATCTTTCGCAAAATCTGGTCAATGCCACCTGCGTCAGTAACAACGCCAAGGAAATTCGTTCCAGAACCTTCAGCGTTGATACCTTGGTTATATCGTGACATTGCGTCACGGTACTTGGTATCCAAAGTATCTCTGGCGTCATACGCTGCTTGCAGTTTAATGTTGTCGAGCTTCTTGATCTCGTCATCCAGCTTGCCATTAACCAGATCAAGATTATCAGCCTGCGCCCCAACCAGATCCGTAATATCTTTCTGGATACGCTTCGCCGTCTCTCTGGCAGAAGAGTCGAAGTCGCCGGCAGTTGCCAGCTCTTTATACTCTGCAATCAGATCGGCAAGCGAATTGCGCTGATCGTTAGCGACCTCCGCAGCCTCAGTCATAGACTGACGAGCTTCTTCTGCCCGTTGCTTTACGCTTTGCCATACCTGAACCAAACCCATGACGGCAGTAACTGCCAGGGTAATCCATGTCATGGGGTTAATCGCCATCGCCGCAAATGCGGCCTTGGCGTTGGCACCGAGAACCTTCAAAGAAAATGCCTGCTTCTCATTCGCTGCGGTCTGTTGCAGAGCAGCAACAATTGCTTCCTTCTGAGCAGCAGTCAATTTCTTGGAGTTTAGGATTTCGGTCATCATTGCGACGGTAATCTGCTCGGTCGTCCGCTTCTCGGTAGCTTTCGCCATATTCTTGGCAAGCGTAGCAGCAGTCGTTTTATCCGTAGCAGCCTTTTCCGCCAACTCTTGGATCGTATATCTTTGTGCAGAAGTAATTAGACTGGTCATTGTCATGACCTGCTTCTTCTGCTCCGCAGTCAGCCCAAGTGCGCTCATTGCCGCCGCACGCTGAAACTTATCAAGTTCCATCAGCTTAGTACCATCGACGACTATCGAGAGGCGGTTGAACGGCTACGCAAGGCACAAGAGGCCAGAGCGGAGCTTGAAACCAAAATTGACAACTCTGACGATTTGAGAGAGAAAATCCTTTTGGAGCGTCAGTTGATCAGTGCCTATCAGCGTGAGCAAGAGGCGCTGCAAAATCTGAATGACCAGAGGGAAAGCACGATCTCTTCCGGCGTTAAAGCACTGCGAGATCTGGGGTTCGAGGTACAGTATAACGCTGACACCAATGAACTCTGGATCGCAAACATGGAGCACCTGAATGAGCTGGTGGCCGATAGTAAGGGTGGGTACGACACTCTGCAGGAAGCCACAAATGGTTTGAGGAAGGAAACTGAGGATCTTATCAATTCTTTGACGGACTTGAACGAGGAAAATCGTGACGGTTCGGAAAGTTGGAAAGAACTTGGACAGGATATCAAGGAAGCCCGTAAGCAAATTATGGAGCTTCTGGATGGTATCGTTGAAGAGGCTTCCGACGCGGTTGACACTATCCAAAATGTTTACGACACACTCCACGACGCGGCGGACGAGTATGCCCAGAGCGGGTTCATTACCGTAGATACTTTGCAGAGTATTATCGGGCTTGGGCAGAAGTACGTAGCGTACCTGATTGATGAGAATGGGCAGCTTGTCATCAACGAAGAGCGCATCCAAGCGGTTATTGCCGCACGGACGCAGCAGATGGCGATTGAGAGTTCTTTGGCCTATGTAGAAGCACTTCGTATGGCAAAGTCTGAGGGAGATATCGCAACTCTGAATAATTTGCTGTATGCAACCGAACAGGCTACTAACGCAACTTGGGGATTGGTCTATGCAAATCTGGCTTTGGCCGGACTGGACGAAGATCAGTACCAGGCGGCGTTGCGGAATATCAATGCAATTCGGGCTATGGCGGACAGCGCCGTACAGAGCATTGGTAAAACCGTGGGTGGCGTGACGGACGAGTTAGAGGAGATGCAGAACGGATTGAACGACATCCTCGATTATGTAATGGATATGCTGAAACAGCGTATCCAAGAGCAGATCGACGGATTGGAGGACATGAAGGATGCGTACTCTGAAATTATCGACCTGAAGAAGCAGTCATTGGAGGCCAGCAAAGACGAGGCAGATCACCAGAAGACCATGGCATCTAAAATGCGTGAGATTGCGAAGCTGCAAGCTCGTATTGATATGCTTTCTCTGGATGACAGCCGCGAAGCTCAGGCTGAAAAAGCTGCGTTGCTCAAAGAACTGAGTGAGCTTCAGTCTGATTTGGCCGACGAACAGGCGGACAGAACACTGGAGGCTCAGGAGGATGCTCTGGATAAGATGGAAGAGTCTTATCATGATGAGAAGGATAAGGAAATTAAGATTCTGGAAGACAGTATCTCTTCTCATCAGAAGCTCTATGATATGGCAATCTCTTATATCGAGTCTCACTGGGATACGCTGTATAGCGAGCTGATCAGTTGGAACACGCAGTATGGCGATGTGCTGAACAGTGATATTGCGAATGCTTGGGATAACTGCTTGGCTGCTGCACAACGGTATGGAAGTTACGTGTCTGCTCTGGGAAGTATCGGAAGAGATATCAAGGCCGCGCAGTCCAGCGGAACAAATTTCCAAGTTGGGAATGCTACCTACGACAATAGTTCCAGCGACGAAGACATGATCCACGCGATCATCAAAGAGATGTATGCAAACAGCAAGCAGCACGCTTATGAAGATGCTGCCGGCAAGCTCTATCTGAACCGGCGCAATCTTGAGCTTGGCTCACAGCTGGCACAGTATGGCATTACTGCGGTGCGCGGCAGTGATGGTGTTTGGTACGTAGATCGCGTGGGTGGGCAACTGCTGTACGATAAGTACAGAAAGTACACCTATCATGAGGGTGGCATTGTCGGCGGAGGAGATATCAAGTCCAACGAACAACTCTCTCTGCTGAAAACCAAGGAGTGGGTATTGAGCGAACAGATGGTGGACAATCTGACCACACAGATGGATCGTATCAATATGCTCTCTGACGCAATGAGTGATCTGCCGGATTATGCTGGCAAGTCTACTTTGTCTGATGTGATGAAGCAGGTAGGCGGCAGTAAGACGGTAAATAATATCACCAACAACAGCAGACCCATTGAAGTGCAGATTGGCGATACGATCATTCATGGTGCCGACCAGTCTACGGTTGATAAGCATATCAAGGTTACACGCGATATGGTCAATCAGATTGGACGGCTCATTGGAATCGGGAGATAAGATTGGGACGCCCAATTTCGGGCGTCCCTTTCATATAGCAAGGAAGGGAAGACAATGTTCAAAAGCTATGAATTTACCTATGCTGGTATGCCCGCTTCCATGTTTGGTATGTACATTGCGGATATGTCCAGCAATAAACATAGTGCCAATAGTTTTGGCAATAAAGCAAATCTGGTGGAGACGCGGCTGGCAAATCGTGTTGCGCCGATCCACTATGGTGTGCGATATAACGATACCCCGTTGAGCTTCACGTTGATTTTCGGAGCAGATCATAAGTTGGATCGCTATGAAATGCAGGCGGTTTCAAAATGGCTGACAGGGTATCAGGAGTACCAATGGCTCAGTATTGATCAGCCGGATATGGAGCATATTCAATTCCGGTGTCTCGTTCAGGAACTGACGCCTATTCATCTCAGTTGGGTACCTATGGCGTTTGAAGCTAAAATCATCTGCGACTGCCCATATGGATACAGCTATCCATTTGCGAAGACCTATCAAATCAGCGGGGAAACAGCGGTGCGGTTTTACAATGACAGTACCTGCATGGAAAAGTTGCGCCCGGAAATGTTGGTCGCTCTTGCTGCCGGCTGTACCAGTTTTGCAGTAAAGAACAAGACGACCGGAGCAGAAATGCGGTTTGATAATTTGCCGGGAGGCAGTTTGTCTATCCGTGTTGACAATGAGAACCAGGTAGTTACAGAGGATGTGTCTGGCTACGATCTTTATGAGCACTTCAATTT